ATTTTCATATCCAATTTTATTATTTGTTCTCGTTTGTATAGCTTTTACAAAATTACCAGCATCTAGTAAATCGTCAATAGTACCGCAATCAAACCACGCCGCCCCTTTATCCAATTTATAAATACTAATAGTTTTTTCTGCTATATACTGCTTAATTACATCTACGATTTCATATTCACCGCGATCGCTTTTCTTACAATTCTTTGCTTTTTCAATAACTGTATCATCAAAGAAGTATAAACCTGGTATAGCGTAATTACTCGGTGCATCAATAGGTTTTTCAACAACATCAATTAATGTATCATCTTCATCGAAAGCAGCAACCCCATATGCATTCGGATTATTAACTTCATACCCAAATATAATATTTTCACCTGGTAAGATATTTGCAAGATCCTCATTTAATGTATCACTATAAAAAATATTATCACCTAAAGCCAATACAACTGAATGACCTTCAATATATTCTTCTGCTAAAATAAATGCTTGCGCTAATCCATTAGGATCTTCCTGCATTACAATATTATACTTTACCGGTAATTGTAGCTTATTAATTAAATGCTTGAAATTATAATACTGATCGGGTTTGATAATAAAAATAATTTCATCTACATTAGCATCTAATACCGTTTGTATCGGGTATAGTAGTAGCGGTTTATCATATACCGGTAATACTTGTTTTGAGATACTGTGAGTTAATGGAAATAAACGCGTACCATTACCGCCAGCTAAAATTATACCTTTTCTTGCCATATTATTTTTGTTGCAATAATGAGCAATTGAGACGGATATAATATTCTTCGTCACCGAAATCAAAGTCAAAATCTCTCTTTGCTTTACTATTATCTAATACGCAATTACTTCTATTAGCTTTGATTGGTAAATCTTCATATGGTACAAACTTCCAATTATCATTCTGCAACCCATACTCTGTCATAATCTCTGTAATCTCTCTCGTTGTAAGAGTCTTATTATGCACTGCGTTGTAAATACCTGGTTTAAAATTCTCTGCAACCACCTCGATAAACTCACATAATTTAACTACATCAGTTTTACTATTCTTAAAGTCAATAATATTATCGTATTTGTTTAATTTAGAGAGAAGATTCTTATGATCATCTTTACTAGTAACTGGCATTCTAATACGAATGGTATTTGTAAAATCATTATCTAATGTTAACTCACATGCATGCTTTGTCTTACTATAAAAGCTTGACTCGCTGTTATACATACCAAAATTCGGTTCATCCTCTTCTGTATAGTCTTTATCATAACCAGTATATATACAACCAGAACTTACATTGATAAATTTAATGCCTGTTGCTTTACAAACACCTTCAATTGTTTTTGGTAACTTAACATTTAAATCAAAGCATTCAGCTTTTCTTGACTCACATTCGTCTACATTAGGGCTACCAGTAAAACCTGCAGTATTGATAATAACATCATAACCATTACCGAAAGCTTCACCAAAATCTGCTTGATCTACAATCTTATTATATAAGGCGATATCGTCTGAATAATCTAACTCTTCTCTAGAATAACAATCGACTGAATGCTCAGAACCGTTAAGATATTTAACGAGATATTCAGATATAAAACCTTTTCCCAATATTAATATTTTCATACATATATTATATCATATAATATACAAAAATCAATGCTGACCTTTCATCGAAGCCATAAAATACTGCTGCATATAATGAGATAAAGCATCTGCTTCCATATCTGTCTTAGCATAAAAAATCGGTGCAATTGCATTATCATTAAGATCATACCCCATAATAATAAAACTCTTCATAAACTCTGCGCAAGTTGATGTCATCGCTTCAATAGTTTCTTCATCTTTCTTAACCTCACTGCTTTCAGTTATAATAGTCCGTAAAGCTTCTCTAATAACATTTTGGATATCAGTATTATGGTTATCTACTGCAGAAAGAGGAACAGACTCAACTTTTTCCTTTTTAGGTCTACCTCTCTTTTTTGGAGCTTCATCATCCATATATATATTTACTTAATCTTACTGAATGGGTTTTTTGTCGGGTCGTTATTTACACCTTTTTCAATTAAAAGAGTAACAACTGCTTCAATGCTATCAGTCTTTAAATAAAACCCTTTTTTGAATCTATTACCACCATCATCAAATTCAAACAATACTTCGTTTTTTTCATCTTTATTTGTAAAACAAGTAACATATACTGAATGGTAACCTGGGTCGATCAAAACTGACCACCTACGAGGGTCAACTTGACTATATGCATTAAACATTTTTAAAACTACAAAACCATTATCTTTTAATCGCTTAATAAAATAACCTGCAGTTTTAATTTTATTTTTAACTTTATGTTCTGACCAATTCGTATGTTGCATATTAATTAATTAAAGCTGAAATTATATAAATCAATGATGTATCTCCTTTATTAAAAGAACAAGTCAATACTCCCATCTCCTGATTTACGTTAAAAACCATTTCCCTACAACCATTAAAGTTAATCAATCTAAATGATTCAAAGTTTAATGGTAACGGTTTGGTTATCATACTACCATCGGTTTCATTTGATAACTCACAAACAAAATTATCTGTATTATGTCTATTTTTATCTCCTAGCTCACCAATAATTTTATCTTGCTCTTCTTGAAATATATACAATTTATGAGTTTCACTAGTAAATGAACTACCTTTAAATAAAGTACTAAGATTTTGCTCTTTGACTTTAAATGTAGTATCAAAATTAAGCTTACCAACCTTTTCCATATTAAGATTAGGTTGCTTGATGATACCATCATCAAGTAAATGGTATTTAAATTTGTAACCACCTTTATTATATGAGATATTATTAGATTCAATTTTTAATTCAATTGATTGATCTGGTAATATATCTAAAACTCTAACTAATCGTTTAATATCAGGTATATTTAAAGTAATTGAATCCTGCGGCATATCACATTCTACATTAATTGTAGATTTACAAACAATAGTTGCATCAGCTGATGCCAATATACATGTTAATGAATCAGCGGTAACTGTTAATATACCCATATCATTTAAGTTTGATATAGAACCTAAAAAACTATTGATAAAGTCTTTTTTATTTTTTATTTTTAATAAAATCATATATACTCTGTATTATATTATAGTTCCTTAGTTGCTTTAACTGCTTTTTTTCGATTGGCTGATTTTTTTTTTACTGGCGTGATTTGTAATGATATATCAACCAATGCATCAACTTTTTTGTTTAATTTATCTAACTTAGTTAACACTTTATTAACTAATTCAAATAATTCCTCTTTCTCATTTACGTCAAAATTAAATGATAATTGATTTTGGTCTATATTTAGTTGCTGAACTATTTCAACTTGAGGTGCATGTACCGGTACTGGCTGAACTTGAGGTTGATGTTCCGGTACTGGCTGAACTTGAGGTTGCTGAACTTGAGAATGAGGTTCATTAAATACCTTTTCAATCTGTCTTTTAACTTCTTCACTTTTTGTAGCTTGAAGAGTTGAAGACGCACCTACAATGTTGCCGTCAAGTTTTTTAATTTCACCGTATGTGTTACCCATAAAATTGAGTAACACATCTCGTTCTTCTTGTGATGATAATTGTCTTTCAAATGATTCTGGAGGTTGATAACTCATTATAGATCAATACCAGCAAGTAGTTCTTTAAGAACTTCATCTTCGGTTTCTTTTGTTTGGTTATCTGAAGATGGTGTAGTTACCGGTTCTGGTACAGATGTTTGAACTGCTGGTTCGGTTGAACTATAACTCTCAGATACATCTCCTGAATCGCTAGTAGTATTAACTGAACCGCCTTCGTTACAGTAAAAATGATCATCTAACATAACTTTAAGATCTTCTGGACTGTTAGCAGTAAATACTGATGATAAATCAATTGTACTATCATAGATACTTTGCATATTATTATCATTAACACCGTCAATTGCTGATGGCATTGCAAACTTAGACGATACATAAGTCGGGTAATCACCTTGTTTCTCAACTTTAACTCTAAAGTTAGTACCATTAGGTCCTAGATCAAAAATACGTGGACCTAAATCAGCTGCATCTTCACCTTCGATCGCATCCATAATAATATTATGAATTTGCTTACCATAACGAAGAATCTTTACCTTACCATTATTTTCTGGGTTAACTGGATCATTAACAACATAAACGTTAACTAACCATTTCTCAGAACGCATAATTGCCTTCGCCTTTTCCTTCTCTTCTTCAGAACCAGTTCGTAGAATCTTATACCTTTCTTCAGCAATCGGATCCCTTTCACCGAACGTCTGCAATGACAATGCACTGGTATATTGACCAGTTGCAAAGCTATTCCAACCATGCTGGAAATAATGAAAAAATGTATTTTGAGGTTTCTTACCATCAGGTAAAAGTCTTACGGTAAATGTATTACCTACCGGGGTTTTAAGGATATCAGCATACCCACTTTTATTACTTTCATTGTCTGTCGCTAGAGCAGACTTAATACTATCGAACATTGAACTTGTTATACTCATAACAATATTATACTATACAACTATTGAGTTTCAACGTATTCTTTAAATTTATTAATTATTTTTTTTGCTTTACCGCTAGCGTAAAATTTTGTTCGTAAATAGTTAATTTTAGAAAAGTTAGAACTAAACATACCTTTGATTTCATTATCATAATTATTTAAAATCTGCTCAACTCCGGTAAAACTAAATATAATGTAAAAATTAATATTTCTTTCTTTTATATGTTTAAAAAAGCTATTATAATTACCTTCAATATGATTAATATAATGCAGAGGTTTAATATTTTTACTCTTACAAAAGTCATATATAAAACTAATAGACTCTTTTAATTTTAATAGGGTATTAGGATCATCTGGATTATTTAAAATATAATTATCATTATATGCAGTATAAGTCTTTATAGCTTTATGAGAGCAATAAAATTTTAAATCAAAATAATTTTCATCATATACAAAATAAGGAGCTTCAAAAAAATCTTTTACATTTATATGTTTAAATTTTGTAAAGAATGCAGATAATTTATTAATGTAGATATAATTTTCATTTTCTTCAAACTTAGTAAAATCTTTTCTATATCTTACCGGTTTATTATTTACCTTTTTACTAGTCTCTAAAAAGGTATTATATATTATCTTTTCGAATTCTGTCATACCACTCTTCAAACCTTATAATAAAGATCTCTGTTGAAATGAATTTTTATCAAACTTATTAAGAAATTTTGTTATATATTTACTTTTTGTAATTGAAGGTTCTGTTTGAATAAATTTTTGAAGAGCACTAAAGTTGTTATCTTCATTTATATATAATTTAAATAAATTTAATAAGGATTCACTTTCTAGTAGTTTAAGAAAAACAGTAGCGTAGTTTAATTTTTTACCATTTATTAAAGCAACAAAAGTGCAGAAAGAATAAAAAGAATGTAAAAACTCTTCATTTTCGATCGAATGGTATGGTGGTGGTTCTAACATATTGGTTGTAGTAGCTTAGTAATATTAATTATGGTATCATTTAATAAAGATCCAGCTGCGGCTTCATGACCACCACCACCTGCTAACTTTTCAGCTAATTTACCAACATCTAAATCACATGTTTTAGATTTTCTATAACAAACTGTTTTAGATTTTAAATTTATTAATAATATTACATCGGCATTATTTTCATGTAAGGCTCTTTCTGCAATTTCATTAGGACTAAAAGAAAAGAAACCTCCCATTACATCATAATCTTTACCAGATATCTTTAAATTGCCTTTATACAATGTCTGAGTTTTAAAGTAGTTTTCGATATTTCTTTCAACTATTTTTAATGCATTTTTATGGTATCGGTTAAACCCGAAAAACCCGTCTTTAAATTCTATTAAAAATTTCTGTAACCGGTCTCCTGTATAATTCCAAAAGATTTGATTAAGCTCTCGGCTTTGTGGGTATTTTAATACATAACTATCATAGTCAGAAATAAAATTAAATAAAAGCTTTTGATGGTCTGTTATCTTTTCTTTCAACTTCAAAGAATGGTACATTAATAATGTACATGATGGGTATTCCTTTATAATTGCTTTTGCTTTTACATATTCGTTTAGATGATTTACATGCTCCGCATGATGGTCAAATACTACTACGTTATCTCTATCAATTAAAGCTATATCATTTTTTATATTTAAATCACATATAAAAACTGTATCATAATTTTTAAAGCTATCCTTAAGCTGCCAGTTTAGTATATTTTCTCTAAAATTCTTTTCTGTGGTTACACTATAGGATATATCAGCATTTTTATATGCTAATTTTAAAGCTAAATAAGATCCAGCGCCATCTAAGTCAGCGTCGGTAAATACGTGTATTCTAGGCATTTACTTTATTTAGTTCCCACTTCTAATTACTCAACATTCCTAAAGCATTTGATATATCACCTAGATCTGTATCACCGCAATCCTGAATAGTTTCATCTTCACTTAACGTTAATGTATTATAATCTATTCGCATGGCTTGTACACCGTAATTAGCTCCGAACCGATTCTTCATCATACCTAAACGAACAATACCAAGTTCTTTATCTTCATCGTTTTGAAATACACTTATAATACAGTCAGCAGTTGCTGCCATTCCAATCGATTCAGATATAGTATCTAATCCAGGATTTTCTTCATCATAACCAGATCGATTTAATTGAGTAGCTGAAATTATAGGGCAATTAAACACATAGCTTAAAGCTCTAATCTCTTCAGTAACGTATTTTATTCTTTCATATGAATTTGCACCAATATCACTCTTTAAAAGATTTAGATAATCTAATACAATTGTATCTGGCTTAATACCTTTATTATGCAATTCACGTACAAAACCTTGAATTTGCTGCGATGTTATAGTACTAGGTGGATACTCTTTAATAATAATTTTATCATTCGGATTATTAATACTATGTTGCTGTATACGATGTTTTAATGTATTAGAATCGTTTCTCATTTCTCGCATAGGTATATTTGTTATACTTGAAGATAATCTTTTAGCATACATCATTTCTGACATCTCTAAAGATATAAGTAAAACAGTTTTACCTTGACTTGCAATATTACATGCAATGTTACCAAGAAAAATAGACTTACCAACATTCGTTTCACCAGCAAAAACGTATAATGCTCTACCATTTTCTAAGAAACCACCATCCAACTTATCATCTAACCATTTCCACTTTGATGGTATTGTAGGTTGATCGGTATTAATTTCATCAACTAGTATATCAATATCCTCATACAAGTCTAGACCTATTTCACTCTTTAGATCAACATTACAACTCTTTTCAAATGAGTCTAAAATATAACTTGTATCAACTTTACCAGAAGATATATCTTCTGCTACAGCTAACATGGTATTATAGATTGACCTTTCCTTTAAAAATCTTTCTGTATTATGTAATAGTTCATCATTATTAAAATCTCTATCAATATCCTTAAAGTTCTTAACCACATTAGCAAAACTATGCTTTAAATCATCATTTATTAAGTAAGATTTAAGTTCAGTTATAGATGGTAAGGTTTGCCTCTTTACATAGAAGGTTTTAATTAACGTAAATATTTTTTTAATATTTTTATCGTTAAAATATTCAGGTTGCACATGGTCAATAATTTGAGCCAGATACCTTTCGTCAGTAAGACTTTTATATATGAGTACTTGCTCATAATAATCTAAATTTAATCTTTCTATTTCTTCCATTTGTTTATAAAATATTCTTGACCACTGTAAAACTCATTATCCGGGTGAAGCAAACCAGGGCTCAGATGGATGATAGGTATATCCACAACACCTATTTTAACACTGTTCCTATTGCATTCAAGTGAGAAGTCTAAATCATAGTAATGAAACTTAGATGGATATGATTCATCAAACTTTACATTTTCAGGTAGCTCTTTAATATTAATACCAATGAATACCCCATCTATAATTAAGCATCTACTCGGTACAGGTCCAAAAGAAGTATACATATAAGACTTTTCACTACCATGAGCTACACAACCTCTCTGATCTTCCCTCTTCGACATAAGATGCCATAAAGCCGGACTACCAACCTTGCAAGATGTAGCACCAGCTACACCAAATACTGTATATTGTTCTGCAGCTTTAGATAAAAGAGTGTATAAATCGCGAGTATTAATATGTACATCATCATGTATCATTACTGCGATGTCAATATCGCCTTTACGTGCATCGTTAATAAAATTATTATAACATTGTTGAAGGCTTTTAGTATTTTTATCTTCATAGTGTATTGAAACACCTAAATGCTCAATACCGTAGCCTTGTATACATTTATAAAGTGTGCAGTCTTCCTTACTACCTTTAGTTGCTGTATATATTTTTATATTATTCATAGTCTTTACGATCATCTAGTTCTGGTTTATTATCTCTATTCCAAATCATACCCATTACATTCCATAATACTGCACCAAGATGGTCTTCACTTGCATCACCTTTAAAATCTTGCATCAAATGTCTCATTGCTGAATCATACAGCACGGAATGCTTCATACCTAATTTCCAATTATGTTCATTATACGTTTCAGCTCCTTGTAAATATCTCATCATAACTGACTCTAAAGCTTTATGAGGCACTAAGCTCATACGCAATTTACCATCACCGTTATCACGTTGCGCTCCAGTTTCAAATTGACGAGGTTTCCCAGTTGTTTTTAGATCATCCATTAATAATATTATAAATAGGTTCCTTGAATGTTATATCTTGCGATTCAAAATCGTTAGAAGTAATTTCAAATTTTTTACCTAACCACTTTTTATAGAAAGCACAACCATCACTTCTAATATCTGAATTAACATAGTAAAATTCAATATCATCTTTATGCTTATAAATTGCATTTCGTATTAACGTCTTAGCTACCCCTTTACCTCTTGCCTTCTTACTAGTTACGATAAAGTATGTCTTTAAAGTTTTAGGAAATTTATCATTTACACTATATGCATGTAAACCTATAACATTACCAGCATCATCAATACAAACTTCAATAGGAAACTTTTTCCACCAATTTCTACCTGACCATACATGACCAAATGTATTCATAATAAATGAATCTGTATTATCATATACAAACTTTATAAAGTTTAGTTTATCAAGTTCAGTTATTTTAGTATTTGTTATGTAATTTAAACTCATAATGTTAAAAATGGTGAATCATATATAAATGTATCAAGTTCTACTAGACCTTCAGACGTATAACCGTATAATATACCTTCTTTGACTTCTTCGTACCCTTCACCTTTAATAGATGATACATTAGTGTCCTTGTAAAACAACGTACTACCTTGTCTTGCTATATAAACGTTCATCGTTTTAATATTCACAACCCATAATGCAAATGTACCTTTTAATTTTTCAATTGTATATAAAATATTCTGTATTTCTGTATCTGAATCCTCGCATGGTCCGAGATTATATTCAAATTCATCCAATAAAGCCGGTATTACACTACTATCAACAGGGTTATCATGATCTGGTAAGTATTCATCAATTAGCCCATTATAATTAGTTAAAACACCGTTATGAGCTACTATCCAATCTCCGGATCTAAATGGATGTGATGTATTTTCTTTCCATTCTCTAGCAGAACTAGTCGGTGCTTGATTATGGCCAAGATATATAAAATCTCCTGCATCTCCTTGTGGTAATTTAACATCATTCCAGTTAATACCTCCTTCATATTTTTTAATATCATAATTAGATGATCTATACGCATGAAATAT